AACATATCTCCTCTCATCCCCAATGCCGCTGTATATATTTTCATCAAATCCCCTCACTCCAGCTTACTTACCTTGTCCCCTTTGACTTCAATTAATCCGTATGTTTCGAGAACCTTAACAGCGACATTTACCGCATATCGGCTTTCTTTAAGATTCGGTTTTCCTCCTTCTTTGACATACAGTTCATCGGTTCTCTTCACCCAATCCTCTACGGTCATAGGGTTCTTTGCTCTCTTGATAACCAATGCGGCCGCACCTATACGGGTTACTCCTACACCAGTTGACGGCGGAGTTGGTTTGGCTTTAACCTTGGATTTCTCTGCAGGTTTTTCTTCTTCAAGCTCGTCATTTACTTCTTCCTCGTCCTGTCCCTCGGTTTCTTTCACGTCTACTTCTTCATCCTCGTCTTCTTCTTCGTCCTCAACTTCCTCCTCTTCTACTTCATCATCATCTTCTTCTTCAACAGATTCCTCTTTTAAAAGTTTAATGACTCTCATGGTCTCCTCGGAAATATCATCTTCGGGTAAAATAAGTTCGGCGGCTTCAAGTATTTGCTCCGATAACTCGTTTTCCGTTACTTTCTTTCCGGTTTTAATTTGAGGGTCAAGCCCCAGAACATCATTCAACTCCTTCGCCGCCTTAATCAAATCCTCTCTTTTTACTGACATGCAAGCTCCTCCTTTTTTGATTTGATTCTGTATTGATTTTATCCTCTCTGATATTATTATACAATTTGAACCAAAATTATTCAAGGATTATTTGAAGGGTTTTCAAAAAAGTTTCTTCCCAATCATGGAAAAAAACTCTCCAAAAATGGTCTACCTGCGGCGAGGTCTTGCAAAACCCAAACCTCTCTGTCGTTGGAGAATTCTCCTTCACGTACCACGATTTCATTGATTCGCAATATACCCAATTTCTTTTCCCTACCTTGCGGGTCTTGGTTCAATCCATACATCGCGGTAACATGAGACAACTTCCTCTTATCTTCGCTGAAGTTACTCATCGTCAATCTTTTCCGCTCATAGCTTTCCGAATCCGCCTGCGTTGCTGTAACCACTAATACATGTCGCTCTTGAGACAAACCTCTCAAGGATTTCCAAATATAATCCTGTCTGTGGCGGAATTCAGAAACCTTCGCATCATCTGCTGACATCAAGTCAGCATAATCTATAATTATTACATCCGGAACAAAACCATCCTGCCTTTCCCAGGTGTCTAATATTCGTCGAATTTCTGTAACGATGAGAGTTCCGGCGGGATAGGTTATGAGCTTGAACCTGCGCTTATATCTCTCGAAGAATGCCCTAACATTTTTCTTGGCTTGAGCCACCGTAAGTGGCCGACATTTCTTCACTTTCTTCAACCAAACCGTTCCTTTCCTCTCAGTACAACCATAACTATCGCAAGGTTCATAGTCCGGGTATTCCTCATACTTCTGTTGTAAGACTTCGAGGTTGATAAACTGATGTGGAGCTTGTATAAAAGTTGATAGTGATACTTCCTCGAAAATCCCGTGGTCGCAGTTTCTGTCTGGTCTATCGCATAAGTCCAACTGATTCAATACGCAATCTCCGACAGGGCGGAAACGTTCTTCGCAATACCTTTCCTTATCGGAGCGTTGGGAAATGTATATACAAATCCTTCTTAACACTTGTTCCTCGGTCATATCGCCCGCCTCGAAAAACGCAACATTCGCCTTCTGTCGAATAGCTCTCAAGCCTATCTCCAACAGCATAAAAGTTTTCCCTCGTTTTTCTGGAGCAAGTAATGAAACAAATCCTCCTCTGATCAGTTGGTCGTTCCAAAGTTCGCCTAACGCGCCCGGATACGTTACCACCGGGGTATAGGCGTTGGAGAAAGCTCTTTCAATCGCTTCCATTGTTTCCTTCTTCTTCGACAAGTCCAGACCTAACTTCTCATCCTCGAATATGGACGGTTGAAATGATACAGCCAGTTGCTCAGCTTTCTCGATTTCTCCTGCCTGGATGAGCGCTTGGACTTGTTCATTGTGCTTCTCGATTTCCCGGGCTTTGAAGTATTCGATGGTCTTATCGTATAGGTATGCCGAGTTGAACTGAGTTCCCCTGCCATATTCATCGCTGAGGTCTTGTAACAATTCCTCTATATATTGCGCATCAGCCTTAGATAAACCTTTCTTCAATGCGTCCATGTATAAATCCTGTATGTCTGAATCTGGAGCTTTTCCATACTTTTGAAAATAGTCCATGCACCAGCCCGCAACGATTTTCAATTCAGGGGATTCTAAAAGTGAGGGATTCCAAAATTTCTGAATCCGTTGCAAGTAATCTGTACTGACGATCATTCCTGTGACAATCCGGCGTTCAATAAATTCTTGGTCGTCTCTTATCAAAATAAATCCCCCTCCCTAGGTTTTCTGTCCTATTATACAAACTCCCGTCGAATTATTTGTAATTCAAATCCTTCCAACTATCCTCTCAGATAAGATTTTCCAGTAATCGCATCGCGTTCCAGATTGTCGGTCTTAGCTTCGTCCCGGCGGAATCTGCTGAACAATGAATGGTTGAGGTCGAACATGTCCAACCTAATGTCGGTAATCCAACTGTTGTCCCGAATCCAATCAATGTATCGGGCAATCAGTTCCATCGGACCGGGAAGAAGCCTGACCAAATCTCCTTTCAGGTGTCGCCCTTGTCTCTCTTTAATTTGAGAGTATAGATGTAGGAGCGTTTCCGCAAGCGTTCCCTCATCAACGGTTCCTTCAAACAATGCTTCAGCTGGTTCATAACAATCCCGGTAGAATACATGAGTAAGGTCTTTGCTACGGAAGAATTGTTGTAATACTTTCTTGGGGTCTTTGGGAGTATCTGCAAGATTCGCCTTCGGCTGACTGGGAGTAACTCCAGACCTACGCATCGCGCGCTCAAGGTTGATGAATTTGTTACGTAGGTCGAAGCCATTCCTAATGACAGGGACATATGGGCCGTCTATATTCTCTTCATACCAATCAAGGGCAGCTTGTACTCTCTGAATGGACACTCCATCGGTTTCTACTAAATTTTTAATTGCCTTTGTCCAACTAGCTATCTTTTGGGGCGTCACATTAATCTTTTCATTTTTCCTTATGATGGAAGCTAGTTTTTTCGTTAATGGGACATAGTATCGGGAATTTTTATCTTGAGTACCTTCTATTTGTGAATTTAGGTCGAAACATAATATATTATTTTCTTTTTCGTTTTCCTTATATTCGTTTTCCTTATATAAGTTTTCCTTAATATTGCTTGAATTTTTTGAGGAATATTGCTTAAAATTTTTAAGCATTATTCCTTGAATTTTTTGAGCATTATTCCTTAAATTTTTTAAGGAATAGTCCTTAAATTGGTCTCCTGATTCATCGGTATTTTTTGCATTGGTTGACTCATCTGGAATTGGCTCAATTGGCTCTTCTTCCTCATCTACAATGAATTGACTTAACAGTTCGCCGAAATCTATGAAGTAAAATTCTTTGCGCGGTACGCCTCTCATTTTGGTATTCAAAATTCCCGCCTCAATGAATTCTTTCTTGCATGTTCTGAGTTGATGTTCGCTTAAACCTAGTTGCTTGGTTTGTTCTTCATAAGTTAAGAAGAAACCTCCATCCTCAGTTAGCATTCCTCTATCCCGAAAATATTTGTACTTATCCACCAAGTTTGCAATGTAAGCAGCCTTAATTATCCCAACCTTTTGAATCAGTTTTTTGTTGATTGCTAGGAAAGCATCTGTTCGGAATATCTCCAATGCAATTTTAATCATATCATTGTCGTCGTGAATGGTTTCATTATTAGTTCCTTTAGTTCTTTTCATCTAAAAACTTCCCTTCCCTTCCCTTCCTTCTGCGTCTCATTCGCTTATCCAATTATCTATTCGCCTTACATTTTTCTTCTAGCTCGCTCAGCACTTGTTCGAGTTTCTCTCGGTTTTCGGGTTTCGGCTCACTCACTCCTCTTTCCCATAGCTGAACGGTCAGTAAAGACACCCCTACCAACCTCGCAAGCTCCATCTGGGACAATCCCAATGCTTTTCTCCTTTCCCGCAAATCATTTCTTTCCATTTTAGAATACCTCCTTCAATAATGTTTTTGCAAAGTGTTTAGCATCATGAAGTTTCATATCCCCAGGGTCGGTATCCACAGTTTCAATGAATACCTTTTTCCCGAGGGCTTTGAGTTTTACTGCTAGCTTTCTAGCTTGCTGTTGGGCTTGCGGTTCGTTGTCATATACGATGAAGAACCTATCATGAATTTTTGCTAGTGCTAGCACTTGTTCCATGGTAAACGATGTCCCAAAAGTAGCTACCGCACATGTCCCCAATTTCCAAACGTCTACTACACCTTCAACTACTATTAATGCTGGATGTTTACTCCATTTTTCCTCCTTTCCGTATACGATATGCTTGTGGTGAATGACTTCTCGTCTTATTGGACAAGCTAAATACCTTTTGTCGGATTTCTCCGTAATGTCTCTGGTTTGAAAGCTGACTAATTGTCTGTCCCAACGAATAGGGATTATGATGCGATTTCCGTAAGCGATTTTGTCGAGAAAACTCACTGGTCCAGTTTGTTTTAACTTCCATCTCCTTTCTAACTTCTCCGGATCAAATCCCCTCCTCTCTAAGTATTTCTTCCCAGCTTCATTCAAGTGCTGGAAATAAGGTTGAGGGAATTTAATGGGGAATATACTTACCCGGGGTTCTTCCACTTTCTTTCGGATAGTTACCGTTGGTCCAGCGTATTCTTGAATTAGATTTTTTGCTTTCCCTACGGATATATTCAGTATTCGAGACAAGGCCGAGGCGGTAGAATGCCCCCCGCAACGCCAGCAGTGAGATACCGTTGGTTGATATAGGTTTATCCCCAGGTGGAAGTTCTTTGAGCCGGCACAGAAAGGGCAGTGGATATTTATCCAACCCGTGGTGGCGTGATGGTGCTCGGATTCTGTTACGTAAGGTATTCCGTAGTCTTGAAGCAACTTTTCAATCCCCATTTTCCCCCTCCTATATTTATTATACAAATTGGCCCGAAATTATTTGACGGGAGATTTTGTCCTTCTCATTTTCCGCTTCGCCTGGGTCATTTTTAGTGTTTGTTTAATTTCCCTAAAAGTAGCCCAGATTTTGTTTTCGCTCCAGCCCCGGGCCTTTAACTCCCGTGCAATTATTCCCCGTGCTTCCCGGGGCTTGTCAGTGTTTAGATATATCTCGCCATCGTTCAGCACCAGAAGACAAATCGTCTTCGCTTCTGGTGAAAGACTTTCAAACAGCTCCCTCCAGCTCTCCTCCGCAAGAACAACTTGTTCAGGGTCGAATTCATCTCTCTCTTCTATTAGCATGTCTATGGCTTCCTTGTCCACTGGGACTTCCTTTTTGGCTTTCAGTAAGCTATTTATGTGATTTCTAACCACGGTCCATATGAACGTGGATTTCTTTCCCCTTGCGGGGTCATAGAAAGGAGCAGCCTCCAAATATGCAAGGTAAGCCTCGGAACACAGCTCATCGAAGTCCTCGAAATCCAGGCCAGCGCTTCGGGTGTATGACCAAACCACTTTTCTCACGATGTTGAGTTCCATTTGTTCATCCTTCATTTTTTCTCCGCCTCCTCGCCTTCCAGATAGCTTTCTATCAGTTCGCTGATGAGGCTCTTTTCTTCAACCGGTTTTCCATCGATAACCGCGGATAATACTTCTTTCTTTCTATCAAGCAATCTAGCCAACTTATATTCCACCGAATTTTCTGCTAATAGGTAGTATATGTTAACAGCATTTTTCTGCCCAATACGGTGGCATCTATCTTCAGCTTGTTGTAATTCTCCGGGCGTCCAGGGCAGTTCTAAGAAGGCCACTGCAGAGGAGGCTGTAAGGGTTAGTCCGACACCTGCGGCTTGTATGTTACCGATAAATAGCTTTATATTCGGGTCGCTTTGAAACGCTTCTACTGCTTTATGTCTTTCGGGGGTAGGAGTGGAACCGTCTATTTTTACAGCGATTTCTTTGAATTCGTTCATTAGTTGGTCAATAACTTCCTTGTGTACAGCGAATATTACCAGCTTGCTTTCATCTTCGATAAAATCCCGTATCCAGTTGATAGCTTGCTTTAGTTTTCCTTTGACTGCTAGCTGTTTCAGTGCTTCGATTTTTACGAGGTGTTCTGCTTTCTTCGCCTTTTCCGCCGCCTCTTTTCCTTTTGTAAATCGGATATATTGGATGAATTCTTCTTCAGCAGCCCTGTATTCTGTTTCATTGCTAAGTTCCATTGGTACAAAGGAATACAGTTTTTCAGGGAGGTCTTTTAGCACATCGGCTTTTCTTCTCCGTATCATAATGGTGCTAGTGAGGATTTGGTTCAA